CCGGCACCGGCAGGAGCCAGCATGACCATTGAGCTGATCGACAATCAGGAGATCATTGACTATGCCACCCTAATTGAAAATGTCAATGTACCTGGCCTGCTGGCCGCTATGTGCCTTGATGGGATCGTGAAGCCGGAGGCGGTGCGCTTTATTACCCCGGAAGAATACGCCGCCAAATACGGTGAGGACTAGGAGGAACCCGGATGCGAAAGAAAAGCTACATAGGGCAGATCTTTTTAGTGCTGCGCTGGTACTTCAAAGGAGGGAGGCGCAGGCATGGCAAATAACCCTGTTTTGGGCATTGCCACATGCCCGTACTGCAAGGCCAAAAATCCCGTAGCCTGGAATGGCAACTTCAAATACCCGTGCATGCAGTGCCATAAGGAATTTCGGGTAAAGCGGCAGAAACTGCAGAATGTCCAGCCGCTCAAGAGCAGGAGGTAACGCGATGTTTGATGATAAATTTCACGAAGCCTACACAGCGGATGCCAACTATTGCCCACCCCCTACGCCAGTATATTGCCGCAACTGCGGCACCAAGCTCAAGGTTTACTATGCAGAGAAACGGCTATACGCCGTCAAGTGTGGATACTGTGAAACCGTTACCCTTGTAAGGGCATCACACCCCACCGAGGCGGCCCGGTTCGTAGGTGAATACAAGGAGGGATCACAGTGACAAAAGCTGATTTAGACCGCATCCGGGATAAATTGACGGATGCGAGAACCCATAAGCGGGATATCGCCCTGGCTAAGGCCCAAAAGGAAATCGAGACAATTAACCGTGAGAGTGAGGCGTATTGGGATGGCGTTTATGATGCGATAAGAGCGGTTCAGAACGCTATGCCAGATCCTCAAAAGGAGGAAAACCAGTGAAAACCAAAACCCTGATTGATTTAGAGGAGTGCCTGGAGCTGCTGGGTGCCGCGGAACAGGATGCGGCCTTGGAGGATGAGTGCGAAGCGGAAACGATCCGCAAGTGCATCCGGCTCATTAAGGGGATCCAGACAGTAAATGCGGCAGGGGTGCCGCAAGGTCACTGGGAGGAATATATGCCTTATGTCGATAAGAACCCCAAAAACAGGACGGTTAAAAATCGCTGCAGCGTCTGCAAGGCTCCGGCTTCCCCGTTTATGACAATGTTCTGCCAGGAATGCGGAGCACAGCTTAGGAGGGATTGCAGTGAGTAAAACGGATGGCAGTATGAAAGCGTGGCTCGTTAGGGAAAAGGATGAGTTTTCCGCTACCGTTGTTTTTGCTGAAACACGGGGCAAGGCAAAGTCATTGGCAACCCATACCGCTGCCTGCGAGGATGTGGATTTTATCCGTATCGAGGTAAGCAGAATGCCGGAAGCGGATAAATACTATCGGGAGGGCAAGCGGGAGCTTGACTGGGAAGATCCTGCAGACAGGATCGTGCTTGTCAAAGAGTGCGGGTTCTGCTGCGACCCTGATTGGTTCGACTGGGAGGATTGCGCCGTCTGTTCCGCAAGTGAATATTGCGACAAGTACAAAGACAAGCTCCAGGCCCTGGAGGAGGATGCGGAATGAACCTGATAAAAAGGATCCTGCGGGCGCTCACATGGCGCAGGCGGTTGTGTAAATACTGCGCCAACCTGGAAAGCGTCAGCAATTTCAGCCACTGCTATTCCTGCAGGCGCGGTAGTGAGTATGAGGAAAAGGAGGAGCGGCTGTGGCCGGATCTGTCTGTTGAATACCGCGGGTACACGGCGATCCAGTCCGGCTATAACCTCCATGTGATGATCTGTAAAGATGGATACATGAAGATGCACAGCCAATGTGACAGCCCTATGACCGAAGATGGCCTCCGGGAAATGATTGACAATTATCTGGAGATCTCCGGCAAGCTGGCCGGCATCTATGACGATGAGGAGGAGCCGGAATGATATACCAGGTATGCAAAGACGGGCAGATCTTCATGGAAACCACTAGCGAGAAGTGCCGGTACTCCCCCAGTATCGAGGCCTCCATGCAGGCCGCCGGCTATGATATCTACATAGACGGCAAGCGCCTCAAGAAGATCCAGCCCGGAAAAGGAGGCAGAAGCTCCAAATGAACGAAAGATCAAGGATCCTCTGTGAGAGGGAAAGTGACCGGGATATCCTGGCACAGATCCTGGTGCGGAACGGCTATACCGTCCGCTATGTAAAAAGCAAGACCGACAAAGGAACCCGCTACAATCACTACATCGAGTATTGGCGGGAATAAGAAAGGATGTTTCAAATGCTGAAAGTACAGTACAAGGTAGGTCCCCTGGAAATGGCTGCTGAGGGTAGCCGGGAGGTTGTTGAAAAGGAAGTCAACGCCTTTATGGATTTTGTAAACCGCATCGGCACAAGACGGCTCACTCAGATGCTTGGCCCGGTGCCTGCAGGGACACCGGCTCCCATTACCCCGCATCCCGTGGAGGTTCAGCCGGGTATGGAATGGGATGTTGTAGCGATCTACGATAACGCCGGGATCCCCTCCATCATGCACCGCTTCCGCAAGACCACCAACAAGGAGCTGTTCGGCGGCTCCGACAAGGTACACCCCGCCTTTAAGATCGGCGGCAAGATCTATGATGAGATCTACATAAGCGTTTATCCCAACTGCAATATCAACGGCAAGCCGTACAGCCTCCCCTATCAGCAGCCCTGGACAAACATCACCAACGATGACGCGGCAGAGGCTTGTTTCTCCAAGGGTGAGGGCTGGCACATGATGACGGCCCCGGAGTGGGGTCTGCTGGCAAATCTCAGCCTCAAGAACGGCACCCTCCCTCACGGCAATACCGATTATGGCAAGTACCATGGAGATCCCACTGAGCGCGGCGAAAACTACGATAACTACCGCACACTGACCGGCAGCGGGCCGGCCACCTGGACGCATGACCACACCCCGGAGGGCGTACACGATCTTTGCGGCAATGTGTGGGAAATGCTGCGCGGCCTGCGGATCGTAGATGGAAACCTCCAGGCCGCCCAGGACAATGACGCGGCACTGCCCGAAACGGACCTTACCCGCGCCGGTGATGGCTGGCTGCATATCGTGGATAGCATGGGCCGCAGAGTGCGCGTATCTGTCGGGGATGATAAAATCACCATCCATTCCGATGACAGCGTAACCCTTTCCGGCTATGATGGCTGCCCCTGGGAAAAGGTGCAGATCATGACCAATGCGGAACAGCTCAAGGAGCTGGCCCTGTACGGAGGCGAACCCAACGCCTATTGTTACATTGACAGCACGGAGGGCGAATACTTCCCGATTCGCGGCGGCTACTGGGGCGGCGGTGCGCGTGCGGGCGTGTTCTACACGTACCTCTACTATGCGCGCTCCAATTCCAACACGAGCATCGGGTTCCGCTCCGCTTATTTCCGTAAAACTGATAACTGATCGCTGAGAAACTGACCAGGGCGGCGATAGCCGCCCTGCCAGGAGGCATATATGACACCCAACGAGAAACAAGAGCTTTTACTATACCGTGAGGCAGACAACGCAGGCCTGCTATTGTGGCTCCCGGTGCCGCTGGGCGCAACCGTTTGGAGGGTACGCGATAATCCCGCCTGCCACCAAGGGGTGCAGTCTGCGGAGATCTTCCTATTCGGGAAAGTGGTAACACCGCTGAGGATCGTTGAGCCGGTTCCGTTCACATTGCGCCTCCTGGAGGAATGGGGCAAAACCGTATTCCCCACTGAGGATGAAGGGAGGAAACACCTATGACGGAACAGGAAAGACAGCAGATCCTCCGGCGGTACCAGGGCAAATTATCACGCATCCAGGGTGAACAGTTCGAGGATCTGATAAGCGCTGGCTGCGACTATTACCGGGATGCGATGATCGCAGACATTGAGAAAACCCCGGAACCGATGAAGCCGATAAAATCCCTGGGCAATGGCCGGTTCGTGGCCGTCTATACCAAAGAGGCCCAGTGCGACTACAAAGGCTACCTCCGCGGAGGACATGCGGTGTACTTTGAGGCCAAATCTACCGATACCGGGAGGATGGATTATGACCGTTTGACAGAAAATCAGCGTGACCGGCTGGATCGCGCCTATAAGATGGGCGCGCACAGCTTTGTGCTGGTTTGCTTTGGAATGGTCAGTTTCCACCGCATCCCCTGGCCGATATGGAGGGATATGAAACAGCATTTCGGCCATAAGTACATGACCCCCCAGGAGGTGGCAGCATACCGGCTGCGGATCGCCGCGCCCGATGTGCTTATGTTCCTGGATAATTTGACAGAAAGTGAGGATACCCAATGAGCGAAAGAAAAGAGAAGTTGATCCGGCGGCAGGCCAGACGCATTGCGGAGCTGGAAAGCCAGGTGCGATATCTCACCTCTCCCCGATACCGGGAACAGCCCGCCAAAAAGTCCGGTCTTTGGCAGAGGATCAAGGCCTTTCTGACAGGGAAATAAAAAAAGACCGCCTCCCCCGAAAGGGAAGCAGCCCCGTGACAAGAGCTATTATACCATACGGGAGGCGTTTTTGCAATGGGTAAAAAACAACAGCAGACACAATTTGAAAATATTGAGGAAATTATCCAACGGGCCGTGATGGCTGGCCGCATTTCTGCGGAGCGCACGGCAAAGGATACATTCAAGGCCACGGAGCGCCGCCTGTATGCGGTGCCGGTCCTGCGGCAGAAACTGCAGGATGACCGTGAGCGTTTGGCCGAGCTTAGGAAGTACGGCCCACGCGGAAAAAGTAAAAGTATCGTCCGTTTCACTACGGGAGGATCCCGTCTATCTCCTGAGGAGATCTTTGAGGTGATCGTAAAGGATATGGAGGCTACCATCGCCGCCGATGCCTACGAGCTGGAGATCATGGAGCGGGCGCTGGCCTATGTCCAGGACGATGACTATTATATGACCGTCACCGGTCGATACCTTGAGGAGCTGCCCGATGAGGAAGTAGCGGAGAAGATCCCCTGCGACACCTCCACGGTTTGGCGCAACAGAAAGCGGCTTGTACAGCGGATCTCCGTCATGCTGTATGGTGCAGCAGCGGTAAAATGACTTGCAATTTACCGGCGCAAAAATCGTGCAATGGACTTGTGCAATTTATCCATGATATACTATTTCATGCTTGAAAGTGTGCAGATCGTAGCAGTTCCTTTGACCAAAGGTAGAATACACAAAAGACGGCTGTAAAATTCGTATAAATTGTACGCCGTAAAATCACAAGTTTTTGTGACATAGATACAAATTTGTGGTATAATTATTGTGGAAACTAACCAACTATGAAAAGGAGCTATCACCATGAACAAAAGAATTATCCTACTCGATCTGAATTACACCCTGGTTGGAAACCAGGCCACCACCCGCATGTTGCGCCCGTTCTCTAAGCGCATGGAAGCCGAGGAGTACCGCATGGATCTCCTGGAGGCCATCAAGAACGATTATGTTATCATCGTTACGGCCCGCCCCGCATACCAGGCACAGCAGACGCTGGAGAACATAAAGCGTAAGACGGGCTGGCAGCCGCAGGAATCGTATTTCAATGATATTGACGCGGAGCCGCCGGTATTCAAGGATAGCGCACTGCGCCGCTTTATCTTCCCTCGCCATGGGCAGGACGGCGCACAGTATTTTGCTGTTGAAAGCAACCCTAAGACCCGTGCTATGTATGCAAAGTACGGGATCGCCGCAAAGCCCTACGATCAGTTTATCAAAGGGCAGACCCTGAGAAACGCCGAAGCTGCACCCCTGGATACATTTGAGCAGATCGGTATGTTCTAAATATCGCCACCGGGAGGGGCCGCGAAAGCGCCCCTCTTTTTTGTACCCGTGGGCCTCCGGCAATGCGCCGGAGGTTCTAATATTATCAACGAAAGGAGAAAAGCGTAGTGCAACAGATTAAACAAGTCAAAACTGCCATCCTCAAGCTGGCCGATATCGTCCCATCCAAGTATAACCCCCGCGTGGATCTGACCCCCAAGGATCAGGAATACAAGGCACTGGACAGCAGCGTACAGGAAAATGGTTTGGTGCTGCCTCTGATCGTCAATATCCGGGACAACGGCCTGATAAGTGGTCATCAGCGGTTAAAGGTGTTGCTTGCCGATGGTGAAACCGAAACCCACGCCGTTATCGTGGATATGAGCGAAGCCCAAGCAAAGTCCCTGATGATCGCCCTGAACAAGCTGGACGGTGAATGGGATTACGGGCGGGCCGCGGAGATCCTGCAGGAGTTGATTGACCATCAAGAAAGCCTTGTGTCCACCGGCTTCACGCAGAAAGACATTGCGGAGCTGCTGGGCGAGATCCAAGCTGAGCTATCGGACAGTGATGCCCCGGAGAGCATCGGAAAGAAAGAGGATACCAGCGATGGCATCAAATGCCTGGTGGGTGAGTTCAAATTCACCCTATCGGAGATCGAGTTCGAGGATCTGATGGCAGATGTGCGTGAGCGTGTAGGCTTCACAAAGGAGCTTGTATGCGATGAGCTGAAAAGGAGGTTGTTTGGATGAAGTACAACACCGAATACCGGGTACTGAAAATCGCGGACATTATCCCGGCTCCCTACAACCCCCGCGAGGATATCCTGCCTGGTAGCCCCGAATATAAGAAGCTGAAAAAGAGTATTGTCGATCACGGCCTGGTGGAGCCGCCGGTTGTCAATCTCCATAATATGCGCTGTGTAGGCGGCAATCAGCGTCTTACCGTTCTGCGGGATATGGGCGCAGAGGAGGTGCTGTGTTCCGTTGTGAACCAGCCCAACGAGTACCAGGAGAAAAAGCTATGCTTTGCCCTCAATAAGATTGATGGCCGGTGGGACGCGGAAAAACTGGGCGTTCTGCTGCGGGATGATGAAGTGCTGGAGCATGAAACCGGCTTTAGCCGTGAGGAAGTCATGCTCTACCGGCAGCTTGAGGGAACCCAGGAGCCGGAAACGGACGATGAAGAAGCCCTGCTGGATCAGATCGGCACAGACTACGGCCCCGACCTGGAGGATGACGGATACGCGGATGAGCCGGGTAATGAGGATGACGATGAGGAAAACCCCTTGGATGACTTCACCGATTCCACAACCCTAGTCCGTGTGGGCCATCTGCATTTCAAGGTGGAAGTGTCCAGATATCGCCGGTTCCTGGAGGCGATCCGTGACCGCGGCATTTTTGATGAAAAAGAGATTGCCGCTGAGTTCAAGAGGAGGTTGCTGTACAATGATTAAGCTGGTACCCATTGACGCTGTACGGGCTTCCGAGTACAACCCCCGGAAGAATGACGAAAAGCGCCTGCACCTTACATCCCTTTCCCTGCGGAAGCTGGGCTTCCTGCTGCCCATCTTTGCGGATGAGAGCGGTGAGATCCTGAGCGGCCACCAACGGCAGCTTGTAGCCCGCCGGCTGGGATTTACACAGATCCCCGTTGAGTATGTGGATAGCAAAGCCCTGGGCGAGAGGAAAGCAGTCAATGTCCTGTTCAACAGAGCTACCAATGATCTGCAGAAGCAGGACACCTGTTCCATCATCAAGAAGCGGCTGTACTCCCTGGATATTGGGGCCATGATCGACAGCCTCCCGGATATCGCGCCGGACAGCAAAGAGGCGTACCCGTGTGTGTATGCCCTGCGCCGGGTAGATACCATGAAATTGGCAAAGCAGAACCACAGGAGTTTTGATAGCCATATCAAGCAGCTTGCAAAGAGCCTGGAACGGCAGATCGGAACCTCCATGCCGGTTGTCATTAGTGAGGACGGAACCGTTATCAACGGTATTGGCCGCCTGCAGGCAGCAGTGGAAGCGGGCCGCAAGATCATCCCCACCGTGACCGTCACAAAGGCGCAGGAGGAATTTGCATCCGCGATGCTCAATCTGCTATCCATGGATTTTGATATGGAGAGTACATACGCAGACGATCTGCGGTTCAATTCCTTTATGCGGGAGAGAACCACACGGGAAACTGATGCAGAGGGCAACGCCGCCCTGGGCGATGGCTTTTTTAAGGGAGTATTCCCGAATAACAATGGCCGGGACTTCTGCAAGCTGGAGGGCGCGGCCCTGGAAACCTGGAAGCGGTACTACGGATCCTCTGTGGTGGATTTCGGTGCCGGCAAGCTGAGCAACACCCGGACGCTGAGAAAAGCCGGTATTCATGTATCGGCATTTGAGCCGTACTTTGTGACCGCCGGCGATAAGATCCACAAGGAAAAGAGCCTTGAGATCGCTAACCGCTTTTTGGATGAGGTGGAGGCCGGTACCCAGTACAGCACCGTGTTTATTTCCAGTGTGTTCAATTCTGTACCGTTCATGGCTGACAGAAAGATGGTGGCAATCATTGCCGCGGCCCTGTGTTCCCCCGGCGGCACTTGCGTCTGCTGGTGTCAGAGCGATAAGGCCCCGCAGTTCGTGAACACCAAAAAGAAGTACATGACCACGGAAAAGGTGCTGACCTTTGATCTTGATTATGAGCCTAACACCATCCTGGGCGATATCGCCAAGCACCCCAAGGTGCAGAAAGGCCACGCGGAGGCAGAAATGCGGGAGATCTTTGCCCCGTGCTTTGGCCGCGTGAAACGCCTGGAAATGATAAACAAGTTTTGGTACATGGAAGTGACCGAACCTGTGGTAAATCCGCAGGCGCTGGCCGCTGCCCTGGATTTTGAATTTGAGCTACCCTACCCGGACGGCTCCCGCATGGGTCTGTCGCAGAGAGCGCGGGAGGCCTTTGAGCATCGCCTGGGTATCAAGCTCCCGAAAGGAGCTGATAAAGCATGACCGAGCGCGACAATGTACACCCGGAGGGAAAATGGGAATTTGATTCCGAGGTGACCGCCTGTTTCGCTAACATGCTTGAGCGGAGCATCCCGGATTACCGTTCTATGCGGAGCCTTGTGTATGAGGCTGGCCGTAAGTTCGTAAAGCCCGATACCACCATCATTGACATTGGATGCAGCACCGGCCTAGCTGTACAGCCCTTTGTTGATACCTTTGGCCGGGACAATGATTTCCTGCTGATCGACAATTCGCCGGCGATGGCTGAGGCCTGCCGGGATCGGTACGCTGAGCATGAGGATTGCGTAAGGGTGGAACAAGGGGATCTGTGGGAATTTCTCCCGATCCCTGGACAGTCCAGCCTTGTGCTATCCGTGCTGAGCCTCCAGTTTATGCCCACCGCATACCGGCAGAAAATCATTGAGGATATCTACAACAGCCTAGTACCCGGAGGCGCGTTTATCTTTGTAGAAAAGATCATCAGTGAGAATATGGATGAGCTGATGGTAGAGCTGTACTACGAAATGAAGCGGCAGAACGGGTACACCGAGGAGCAAATCCAGGCTAAGAAAAAGAGCCTGGAAAATGTCCTATCTCCCCTCAAGGCCGACTGGAATGTGGACATGCTGAAAACAGCCGGGTTCAAAAAGGTAGATATGTTCTGGCGCTGCCTTAATTTCTGCGGCTGGATCGCCGTGAAGTAAGCACCCCTTACTAAATTTCAAAGGAGAGGAGTGTAATGCAGAAACGCAGCGATACGAAGCCCTGGGAACGCCAGCCCAAGGAGGGAGAAAAGCCCTTTGAGGCCTTTGTTATCTACCGTGACATGGGCGAAAAACGGACGCTCAAGGAAGTTGCTGAGGAGTTACACAAAAGTTACACTCTAATCCGAAGATGGAAAGAAACCTGGAATTGGGAGGATCGGGTACGCGAGTATGACAATGAGTTGCAGAAACAGGCCCACAAACAGGCCGTAAAAAAGGCCCGCGGTATGGCTGATCGTCATATCGACATGGCCTTGAAAATGCAGCTCAAGGCGCTTGCGGCGCTGGAAAAGTTGAACCCTGAGAGTATTGACCCCAAGAACCTGATTGCCCTTATCCGGGAGGCAACGCGCCTGGAGCGTGAGAACCGCGAGGATGTGGTACGGCTGACAGAGCCTGTGCAGGAAAGCACCGGCCCCGGAAGCGGCAGCCTTGCAGACTTGATCTCTGCAGCATGGGAAAGGAGGCAGGATGAATGAGAACCCCTGAAAGCATCCTGTATTACGCAGACCATCCCGTAGAGTTCGTGGAGGATATCATCGGAGCAAAGCCGGATCCCGTCCAGGCAGCTATCCTCCAGAGCGTTGCAGATAATCAAATGACCTCTGTGCGAAGCGGCCACGGTATCGGTAAGAGTACCGTTGAGGCGTGGTGCGTTATTTGGTTTATGGTAACGCGGCCCTACCCCAAGATCCCTTGCACAGCGCCCACGCAGCACCAGCTTTTTGATATCCTGTGGGCAGAAATCAGCAAGTGGCTCAGACACTGCCCCACGCTGAACAATGAGCTGATATGGACAAAAGAAAAGGTTTATCTGAAAGAACACCCGGAAGAATGGTTTGCCGTGGGCCGTACAGCCTCCACCCCTGATGCCTTGCAGGGCTTCCACGCGGAGCATGTCCTGTACATCATTGATGAGGCCAGCGGCGTAAAGGATAAGATCTTTGAGCCTGTGCTAGGCTCCCTGTCCACCAAAAATGCAAAGCTGCTCATGTGTGGCAACCCCACGCAGTTGAGCGGCTTTTTCTATGAGAGCCACAACAAGAACCGGGCCAGCTACAAGACATTCCACATTGACGGACGGAACAGCCCGCGCGTCAGTAAGGAATTTGTGGAAACCATCATCCGCATGTATGGTGAGGATAGCGATGTTTTCCGCGTCCGTGTTGCCGGCGAGTTCCCACTGGCTGAGGATGATGTATTTATCCCCCTGCCCCTGATCGAAAGATCCATAATGACGGAATACAAGCCGCTGCAGAAGCCGCACCTAATCCATATTGGATGCGATGTGGCCCGTTTCGGTGATGATAAGACCGTCATTGGATACCGTACCGATGAAAAGGTCACGATCTACAAGAAACGGAACGGCCAGGACACCATGAAAACCGCTGATGACCTTATCGAGCTGGGCCAGAACCTGGTACAGCGCTACAAGCTGGATCCCGCAAAGGATATCCCCATAGCGATCAAGATTGACGATACCGGCGTGGGCGGCGGTGTAACAGACCGCTTGCGTCAGCTCCAGAGAAACGATCCTAAGCGCTATTGGTGGTATGAGGTGGTCCCGGTTATTTTCGGTAAGAAAATCGCC